CCTGTAATAATAATATTTGTGTTATGTTTTTTACCTAAAGTTAAATATATCTTTTCGAATTCTGCATCACGAGAAAATGTACTTTGTAATTGATTAATAGCAGCTTGGTGAGTTAAATCTATAAAAAACGGTTCTAAACTTTCTGGTATAGTTGTAGTAATTAGCTGTGCACTTTCTTTCTCTAAATTACCAAGCTCTTGCTGTATGGCTGATTTTACATTATCAAAATTTAAACCATATTCAGAGAGTATAGAAGTAGCTACTCCATCGTTTTCATATAAAAGAGAAAGAAATAAATGTATTACATCAACAGTATTTTTATTAAGTTTTTCTGCAAGACCTTTTGCGAACTCTATAATTCGCATAACCCGCGGAGTAAAGTTAGGACCAGCTTCTAATTTGAAAAGTTTATTATTTTCTTCTAACTGACATATACTGCTCACTACATCTCTTAAGTGAGTAATATCTACTTTTAATCTACTAAAAGTTTGCTCAAGAAATTCATCTTCACTTTCTACTAAACCTAAAAGTAAATGCTCAGTACCCGCGTACCTACATTTAAACTCTTCAGCATAGTTTTTAGATAAAGCGAGCGCGCTTTGAGCGGTTTGACTAAACTTCATATATTCTTAATTATACTTATGAAGTAACTTGTTGATCTCTAGGACATTAATGGCCCTCTGAATGTACCTGTACTACCAGAGCTTAATATGTTACTACCCATGGTAGAAAAAATACCACCTGTTGTACCACCACGCCGGACACTATACTCACTACTTACGGTAGAAAAACTACTACCTGCATCATGACCATCTCCTGGTAATATAGCTACTGTTTCGCTATCGGAACCTCCATCTTCTCCGAGTTGGCCTCCATCTAAACCACTCATACTTGGAAATGCGCTAATATTAACACTTCCAGTTGGTTGTAAAGATACAGCACCAGCAGCATTAGTAAAGGCTCCTCCAGAACCACCAGCACCGTTTACTGCACCATCGCTACCATTAGAAAGAAAAATATCAGCAAAAAGAGGATGTTGACTATAAACAGTATCATCGACTTCAGCAGAGGAAACTTCCTCATTTGTAGATTTTCCTGACACTGCTGCAAGACCACCGGTGCCTACATTCATAATATGGATACCAGCGCCACCTCCTCCACCACAACCAGCAGATAATGACGTGAGATGTTCCATAGTACTTGCTGAGACCCCTACCACACCACCACCACCACCACCAGCTCCTCCAAATACATGACCGTAATTTTTTATATTAATATCTAGAAAAAATCTACTCATGTCTATATTACCTATTGCCGGACCACCATCAACTAAAGGATTAAGGTCATCATAATATATAGATACATCATCATCTTCAGAGCCACTTTGTGTTAAGTCTGTTCCTGATAGATACAACGCACCATAACCACCTTTACCTCCTTTACCTACCACACCAGCTCCTTCATCAACTATAATATTCATTTCATTATTTGGAAAAACCAAGTCATGATCTGGTATAAATTGTAGGGCTGCGGACAATACATCTACTGAGAAAATAGAAAGAGGTTCCTGTACTGTAAAATTAATTATATACGGATTAGTTGCTGAGAAGGTAGAAAAAGCAGTACCATTATTCTCAGCAGTGCTAGCTGATAAAGCTTCCCAAATATTAACACAAGATAACAATTCATTACTCGTTCCATCAGCTCGATATGTTGCAGAAATAGAAGACAAGAACAAGTTTGTAGTTTTAAAATTATCAGCAACTCTAAAAACTTGTTCTGAAATATTACCTAAAGTAGAATTTTTACTTGGGTTATTTAGTTTAACAGTTAATTTTGTACCAGTATACGTCGCAGTAGGAGTGTTCGCTGCGCTTAAATCAAATATAACTGATGTAATTGTATCAGTAAAAAATATAGTACTAGTGCTGTTTACTTTTGCTGCTGAAGTTTGAGCGGGTCTTACAAGAGGGAAATCTGTTAACTTATCGTCTACTACAGAATATATTGTGCTAAATGATACGTTAGGTCTATAGTTATTATTAACAATGTTTGATGGATCTATTGATATATTAACTGAAGTATCCCCTGCGGTTAATATATCTGTTCCAGAGGTAGGTACTCGTTTTACTTCTACTCGAGCTGTATCCTCTTCTGATAAATTACCATCACTAGCAGATAAAGAAATAGTATATGCTGGTTGTCTAAGAGACATATTTATGGTGTGTGTATTTTTATTTCCAATAATACAATTAGTGTTTGACTTTAATACTATACTAAAACTTTTTGTTCCTGAGCCATATAGTAATTCAGTATCTATCGGTATAGTAATCGAATCAACATTTTTAGTAAATTTGCCTATAGCAGGATTTGTAGATTCTATATGATAATAGTCGTTTTTAGTCGCTGTCCCAGTAACTGTATAATATTGAAAACTACATGCTGGAGCCCCAGTTAATATATTAGTGCGAGTTACTTCTACCTCTATACTAGAACCAGAATCTACACTAGTAGAGGAGTTTTTAAATTCAACAACATTAGGAAATTGAGTGATATCACCTGGTAAATGAATAGTATAATCTGCTGGAGGATTAGAATTTAATGATTCTTCTTTAATTAAGTCAAATAGAGCTTCTTGCTGGGCAAACAATAATCGTAATGGTCTGTTAATTACATCCGTGAGAAGCGGCTCATTTACACCTATATACAAGTTATGATTCTCTTCTAAGGCTTGAGGTTTTGTAAACTCATGAGGTACAATTGCACTCAGTGTTGGAAACGGTGCTAGTCCAGCAACAGTACTATAACTACTGTATATCTTTTTATTTAAATTTTCAAAAAATGAATAATGATTATAAATTAATTTTTTTGTAGTTTTATTAAAAGTAACATTATTAACTATTTCTTGCGGTAATACTAAAATATTAGATAAACTAAAATAATTAGTATAAAAATTCTCATGATATAGTTTCGTAGTAGCGTGATCGTCTAAGAAAACATAGGTTGATACTTCTTGGTCAGGATAATTTGTCGTAGTTACTGCAATATACTCTTTACCATTATGTAATGTTGTATCAAAAGAAAGTATTTCTTTTTGATCCTCTTCTGTGCCAATAGCTATTCCATGTTTAAGTAAATCCAGTTCAGAAATATACGTTTTAAAATTAGTTTTGTAATACTTATATATACGACCTTTATTGCTTATATATAAAATATTCTTATTAAATTTAGAATTAACTATTTTATTAAAAGAATTACTTAAGTCTGTTGCAGATAAAAGATTAACTCGTGTATCATAATAATCATATAAAGAAGTCGGCAGTTTTATTTCATTGTTAATTATATCATATGTAAATATCTTACCACGAGAAGATAGTACGTAACCTTGTGCTAAGTCCGAAGTATCAGAATATTTATCAACAATTATAGACATTAATTCTCCGTAATTTGGGTTGTTGAATAAACTCGGTGAATTTACCTCTTGTATAAAATTAAAGTCTAAATCGAATACTTTGATACTATTATGACCGTTGTCAAGTATATAAACCCTATTTTCATGTACAGATAAAGAATTGGGGCTTGATAATTTATTTTTAGTTTGATTAGTTCCTTCCCCACCTATTGTTTTTAAAAGATACCGACCCGGTCTTTCACTATCAGTTACACTATTACGCTTGAGTCCTTTGTCACTAGTTATTAAACCAGTAATATCAAATTTATATACAGTATTAGCTCCCTTATCTAAAACAAATAAAATATTGTCTTTTACATCAACACTTACTACATCTTTAAATTTAAACGTTTTATTAAACTCTATTTCATTACCAGATAATAAACCTATTGCGTTAGTTATATGAGAGTTTGTTTCAAATACGAATGAATCATCTTTTGCATAATTAAAATATAAAAGCTTACCTGTACCATCTGTTTGACTAATAATAAATGTTTCCCCTAAAGCAGAAAGGGTTTGAGTATGATCTAACCCGACATTAGGAGTAAGACCAATTGGTGTAGGAAGAACACTCCCGTTAGTTTTTATTGCAATATAATTTGATGCTGCAGATAAAGGAGTTGACGTACTAGATATTTCAGCATTAGCAATAAGAAACAAATAATTACTATATAACTTTCTTAAACTATCATTATATACATCTGCGACAGCGAAATCATTATGACTGATAGTAATATCATCTACACTGTATGGTAAATCCTTACTAGCTGTTTTAAGTTTATCTAAAACTCGATCTCTTTCGTATCCGTAGGTAGAGACTGATGTTACTTCACTATATACTGAACTAGCCATTATTAATTATTTAACAAATAAACCCCAATTTAACAGATTGAAGTTAAAAGAAGAAGTGTAAATAATTATAATGCCAAGAGGGGTAAAAAAACAATCAAGACATAAAATAACTCCGGATCTTATATTACAAATATATAAGGAGTCGAAAACCATGTCTGAAGCTGAAAGAATAAAGGTGCTTGCAAAATTAAAAGAACTCGTAAAATATATTGGTAAAGAGATGATTGTCGATATATGAGTAAAAAGACTTTTTTAACTTGGGAAGATATAAAACAAGACTGCAAAACTTTAGCAGATAGCTTATCAAAAGAAAACATTACCTGTATTATTGGTATTGCGAACGGTGGTATGATTCCTGCTACATTATTAGCTAAACACCTTGAAGTCGATAAATTACTTTCTGCGAATTTAAAGTCGTATGTAAATGATAAACCTAGAGATGGGGTACACTCTGAAACCGATGTAGTAAGACTAATTACATTTCCAGATTTTGGAACTTTAAGAGACGAAGAAAAAATACTTGTAGTAGATGACTTAGCTGATACTGGAATGACTCTCCGCAAAGTGAAGCAAATAGATACTATAGTCACATGGGAAAAACCAGAACAAAATAAATGGGTTTATTCAACACTATACTATAAACCTAAATCTACATTTACCCCTAATTATACAGTAAGAAATTTTAACAATGATGAGTGGATCGTTTTTCCGTGGGAAAATATTTAAACAAACTGGTCCGTCATAAACTCATTATACTTTTTAGTTTCTATAAATTTAAATTTATCAGGATTGTCTTTATTAAATTTAATTTGTTTCTTCATGTTTTTTAACTCGGCAGATATAATTTCAGACGCATTAGAAAACTCTTTAGATTTTTTAACTTTTAATTTATCGCAAATAATATTAATTTGGTCAAACATTATATTAATCTGTTTATGTATTGGTAAATTGTGAGTATTAATTATACGATCTTCTGTTTCTTTTTTAATATCAGATTCATAAACATGATAGGTATCACTATAATCAGCTAATTTCACATCCTTTGAATAGATAGAAACTAATTTACCTGTATCGTAATCTCCGACCCATTTAAATGACATAGGGTCAGTATCTTTTACATCTTTATATAAATATGTATCATCCTCGAGACTCGCAGGGGCGTCATCACAATAACCTACAAAAGCTTTGTCTCTTTTTTTAAAAAAAGCATGCATAAAATTATTTATAGCTACTCTCCAATAACTAAACTATACCGCTTATCTTGTACAGGATTAACCCAATGCCAGCTAAACATTGGAAAATCTATATATTGACCAGCAATATCTGGTATTTTATAAAATTTATCTTTATACTCACACGTTAGACCATCTACTTTAGAAGTAGTCAGAGTAAATAAATGGAGTTTTGTAATTAATTGTACGTGATCTTTATGAGGTAAAATATAATCACCGGGGTTATATTTTTGTATCTGAACAAATTTATTAATAATTTTTAATTCTTTATTTAAATTTTGAAAGATTAAATCTTTTAAAGACTGATCCATGTCATCTCCGTACAGAGTTTGAAAACGCGAGTAACCTATTTTAGTTTCTAAGTCTCTATCTACCCATCGGAAATTATTTTTCTCAACATATGAAATAATTTCTGCTGAGTTTTTTATCTTATTCTGTTCAACCGGTAACATTAACCTAATTAGCGACTATCACTTAGTTTGATTCACTTCCTGCAACAATTGTATTGTGCACCGATCGAGTAGTGTAAGACCTACTACTAGAAGTCATGACCCAATCCATTATAGTCCACTGATTAGCGTTAGTTCCAGTTCTTTGAAGATTAACTACTAACCAATCAGTTATAAAAATGGGTAAGTAACTTTTAATTTTCCGAGCCGAACCAGACCCTGCCCACAGTAATTGAACTGTGTCTCCTATCTTTGACGTTGGCCATTTATTTGATAAAAAATCCCCCATAAAATTTAATGTCGGAGTAGTACCACCCGCGGTAAAAGTATTTGAATCATAGTGTGTATTAAGAGCGTTTGAAATATCTACTCCAGTTTGTCTCATGGTATAGATATAATATGTTCTATGCTCAATAGATCTATTGGTAAAACTATCAACACCGGTTAAAGCAGTTACAGCACCAGTACCAGTGATACCGAGCGGGTAAATCTTACCTGTAGGTACACCTACCCCGCCTTCTGCCTTCAATCCTACTCCAGATAATACTAATGTTTCATTAGTATCGTCCCCACCTAGGGTAATAGGGCCACCAGATAAAGTAATAGGAGCAGATATAATACCACCGGATACATAGTTACCAGAAATATCATCAGCTGAAACTGAAATATTACCAAATGGAATATTGTTATTAACATTAACCCAGTGACTTGATGTAGCAGGGTTAGTACCAGTAAGTATCATTACTGTTGTGGCATGTGAGGTATCAATCACTCTTGCAGTACCGTCAGCAGCAGTATAGTTAGATGATGGAAATATAGCTAGGTCTCCGAAATGCGCTAATCCTGATCCAGAAGCAACTGTAAGATTAGTCTGAAAGTTTGCACCAGCGCTCACAAACGCCATCAACCCTAGTGTTTTACCACCCTCGGTCGAACCATCTCCAACAAAAACTCTAAAAGCATCAGTAGAATAACCGAGTTCACCTTGACACAAAACCGTATCTTGTCTGTCAACATCGGTTCCTCTACGTAAAAATAATCTAGCCTTTTTTACCTCTGCCATATAAAATATTTAATATAACAATCACATTAATACCAGGTTTATTAAATAATTATAATGAACAAAAACGAAACATATTACGCAGTCGCTACTGAACAAGGAAGCTCAGTAAAGTTAGAAGTTAGAGACACTGTGAAAGCTAATGTGTTTAAATTATATAGACTTCCAGGCAAGATAGTTTCCCAACCTGTTATGTCCGGAGATACAGTAACGTTAACTCTCCAGATTGGTACATATAAGAAACTCACTATTCTCAATGTAAAAACAGGAAAAAAGACCGAAAGAATACTTTAACGTTGCACTTTCTGTGGAATAGCGTATAAATACTTACGTTATGTCTAACTTATTTAATTACTTAACAACAAACCCTCGGGCGGGGTCAGTCAGCCCAGTCGTTGACTTATTCAACACTGCATTTGGAGACAACTTTGCTACTCCAGCTTCATTCTCTAACGATAATATTCGTTTCAACGAAAGTGAAGATGGTGCTCGCATTGAAATTGATCTTCCAGGTGTGAAGAAAGAAAACCTCAAGGTTACTTACTCTGAGGAATCTAATAACGTTTATGTGGAAGCTAAACGAACTATCACTACAAAGACTGGTTCGAAAGAAGAAACATATACACGCTCATTTCATCCTAGTAATGAGATGAATTGTGCGGAGCTTGATGCTACTATCTCAGAAGGGGTACTTAGTATCACTATTCCTCGGAAAGCTCGTAAAGAAGCTAAAGTAATTGATGTTAAGGTAGCTTAAAACTACTTACATTAATTTTAGTTAACCGGTGGGACCTGTCTCACCGGTTTTCTTTTCATGTATGACCGGGATTGCAGATGAACGACCTTGTAAGTCTGTTTGTTTAGCCCCTACCTTACGTACTTCATCTTTGTCTTTCATTAACTTAAGAGGTACATTCTTGAATGGATGGGTATGCGCGTGAGCTTTAATAATATTAGTATCCTCATATGCCACAACTTCTACTAAACCAGTTTCTCCTTGATTCCAATTATCCCCAGTACCTGAGACAAGTTTTAACTTAAATTGTTTACCAGTAACTAATTCAGAATATACTATTACAGGCTCAGTTTCTTGAATTTCAACAGGAGCAGTAATGTGATGTACACTCAACTCTCCTTCTACATGCATACTACCACCTACAACTATATTTTGATTTACTCCTAAGTTACCATCAACAAGAACTTGTCTATTGTTTTTATTTCTTAGAGTAAGCATTTCAGCTGCAATAGTAACTCTCTTAGAGGAGATATTAGTCTCATATTCAGAAGCGACATTAATCTGTTGACCAGCAATGTTTGTAATAGTACCTCCAATATCTACACCACCTGTAGATTTAAGACTAACTCCTCCACTACCAACTAACACATTCCATTTGTTACTAATGTTCTGTGTTAAGTCACCCCCTGGAAAATCGTCAACATGTACATATTCAATAAGAGCAGATTCTTTTTTAGTAACAGCTACCCCTTTAGCAAATACTTTAACTTCATGATTATCGATTTTACCAACCTCATCAATGCGAGTAGAAGGAAAATCATTATATATTAATCCTATATTTTCTATTTTGTGCTTAGTTATATTAACTATCTCACTACCACCTAAACCAAACTGCTTCTCTAAATCAAGTAACTCTCTTACTTTAAGTCTAAAGTTATCTACAATAAGAGTATCTTTATCTTGGGTTTCCCACGTACCGTTATAACTAGAAGGGCTATCTCCTGTACCACCACATACAGGACACGCACCAGAACCTAAAAAGTTTGTCGTTGTACTTGGTAATATTATCTTACTAATAGTATCAGAGTTAGTAGATGTAACTTTAGTAGAGTGATTAAACACATTGACACCCTCCTTATATTCAAAATTAGGAGTAACAGAAGTAAAGGCATAACTATTATCCCATAATTGATCTCTTGTAGTAGGCTCTTTACATAACGGACAAGGACCAAACTCTCCAGCACGAGCTTGAGCAGCGCTAGTCTTTTTAATAAAGTCGTTACTGTCTGTAATTGATTCAGCTCTCTGAATTTCAAATAATTGCTTTGCATCAGCAATTGTCTCCATTAAGTCTCTCCAACCACTTTGTACTTCAGAGTTAAGGTTACCAATCTTCTTATAATAATCTCCGTTGATAATTTGATCAAAGTCTCTACCAACGTAATCATTCTTCATACCTTTGATAGTAAAGAACTCATCTCCTTGTACTAACTTTTGATTGTTATTAGTAGCAAGTTCAATATTAACCTCATTATTAAACTCTTTAAATGAACCTGAGTAATGTGTAAACTTTAATTTCTCTCTATTGTCAGTACTAACTATCTCTATAGTACCACCCTTTTGGTTTATAACATATTTGTTTCTATATGTCTCTGTATTGTGATTATAATTAGGATCTAAATCTTTAGATGTATTCTCATATGAACCAGGATAGTCTTGACCTTCTTCATTAAAGTTTTTATAAATTGATTGCCATTCAGCTTGACCATGTGTAGTAGCAAAGTAAACTAACGCATTTGGATCTCCACCGACACAGAATACCCATACATAAGAACCTACATTAGGAATACTAAAGCTACCTTTAGCACTATTAGAATAAGACTCAGGTACATAGCTATAAGAATACTTGTTTACATTGTTAAACTTAATTTTATCTTTATCAGCAAATGCATCTGAGACTTTTAATTGATGAACTTCATATTTACGAGCTGGTTTCTCTCCAATACCATCGCTATTAAGATTATATTTACTTTGTATGTCTTCAGGGTAGGAAGTATCTAATCTATTTGAATCTGATATTGTACCTTTTTGTTCCCAAGCATTATATCTACCAGGTGCTGCACTACCTATAATAGGAGAAGCACACTCAGCCCACGGGAGAACCTTTTTTAAATCTTCTATAATATCAGTAAGGTCACTATCTAAATTCTTACCGATAAACTTAAAGCTCTTAGAGGTGTCTTTGTTATCCCAATTATCATAAATCGTAGGAGAAATCTCTGGTACCCAAACTTTAATTTTACCAGCTTTATCAGGGTCATTATTTTGTACAACTATACCGAGATAGTTACCAAAATATTGTTTAGTTTTTTCTGTATCTGTAGTTGAGTTAACAAATATGCTCATTAGTTTGGATAAACGTCTATTTCAATTGCAGGAGTACCTTCAGTTCTAAGTAATAAATCTTCTATAGTAAGAGCTTCTGGTTGCTCTAATTGCTTTTTAGTTTCTTCTTCTACCTCTACTTTGAGTTCTTGTGCTTTTTCTTTTGCGATTTTAGTAGCAACTCTCTCATCTTTATATTCTTTTTTTGCTTTTTCACTAATAGGTTCAGGAGGTGTCTGATTTTGGGTTTTAGTTTCTGTTTTTGGTTCAGATATTTTCTCCTGCTTTAATGTAGGGGCTGTGTCTATTGGTTGGTTAGTAGATTTTCTTCTATTAATTAATCCCTTTATCTTATTATTAAAGTCTTGTACCTCAGCAACGCTAGCTGGAGTAGCAGCCGGACATATATTTTTAATTTTCTGTCTCAATCTCTGCTTGAATAGAGCGATTTGTTGAACTTTAAGTTTTTGATAAGTCAACTTACGTAACTCCTCGTCAATTTTTCGTTCTAATTTATTACGAAACTTTCCTAATATACCATTTATTCTATCCTCAAAGTTTAATATAAAATCAACCTCAGGGTGTTTATTCATTAAGTCTCTTATAGCAGTATTAATACAACCAAGAATTTGTTGTTCTAGTTGCATTGCTAAATCTGCTCCTTTAGCTTGAATAAAATCTTTTGCTTTGGCGCCTAGACCATCTATACCTGCAGTTTGACTAAAATCTATACCAGTAAACTCTCCTAACGTCTCATTAATGACTTGCTTCGGAGAAGCGTTAAGACCTTCTTTGTATGCAGCTCCAAGTTGTGTTACTTGTACAGGAGTAATCGCATCCACAACATCTATTGCAGATTGCTTCTGATCTTTAACAAGAGTATCAAAGCTGAAAGCCATATAATTATTTATTACTTGATCTTTATAGTGAAACCACTATAATAAAAGTATGACGATTAAGGTATCGCACGAATCTCCTATAGCTCTTCTACCAGAATCGGTAGAATACAATGATTATCAATATTGTTTAGTTCATCTAATGGAAGAACAAGAAGAATATAAAGAATGGTTTCTAGAAAAATATAGAGCTAAAGTACCTAATGGTGAAATTCTCTTAGATAATTCTATTTTTGAACTTAAAGAGGCGTTTGATGCAGACAAATACGCTATGTGGTGCGAGGGAATTAAACCTAATTATTATATTGTACCTGATGTTCTTGAAAACGGACCGGCAACAATAAGTCAGTTTAAAGATTTTAGAGCTAATTATGGTAATTTACCAGGAGCGACAATCGGTGCTGTTCAAGGCGAAACTTGGTCAGAGGTGGTAGATTGTTATCGCTTTATGAGAAGTAATGCTGATTACGTTGCTATCAGTTTTGATTTTAGCATGTATCATGTAACCGGTATTAGCCATATATGCGACAACAACGCTAAATTAAAAAGACAAGCCACTGGTCGTCAGAATCTAGTTAAAAGATTAATTGACGAAGGAGAGTGGGACTGGAATAAACCTCATCATTTGTTAGGTGCGTCACTTGCGAGTGAGTTTAGATGGTATGTAGATAATAATATCTATAATATTAGAAGCTTAGATACATCTAACCCTGTTGTTGCTGGGTTGTTGGGGTATACATATAATGCTGACTTTGGACTAGATCATAAACCATCACAGCTGTTAGCTGACTTGATTGGTGCACAGCCTGATGAAGATGCTGTAGAGCGTATTCTATATAACACAAGTCAATTCAAAAGAATTATTAAAAGAAGATATTGGTAATGAAGTGGGTAGCATTTTATAGTCAGACTGGTTCTGAAATTGTAAACATCTCTAAACAGATCAAAAGATGGCCTGATCTTATTGTAACTAATAGACAAGAAGATAAAGGTACGAATATTGAATTAATATATAAGAGATCAACTGGGGATCTTCCGTTTGTACGATTACCTAAATGGCCAAAAGAGATGGATTATCTTAAAGCAGCAGATGCTTTAAGTTATTCTATTCTTAATGATGATTGGAAGGAAGATGTATTTGTCACTCTTCATGGTTATCTTAGAATATTACCTCCAGACTTTACTAGATCGTCAAACATCTATAATGGTCATCCAGGCGCTATTGATATCTATCCAGAATTAAAAGGCTTTAACCCTCAGAAAAAAGCTTGGGAAGCAAGACATGATCGAGCCGGGTGCGTTATTCATAAGGTAACGCCTGAGCTCGATGATGGTCCTATTGTTGCAAATGCAATTATAGATAATAACTTTAATACATATGAAGAACTAGAAAAGGCTCTTCATGTTGAATCTACAAAACTTTGGATAAATTTTTTAAATGAAAGATTACACTGAAATCAAGGCGGAAGTAGAGAATGATTATCCTGAAACATGTGCAATGTTGAGAGATCTTCTCGAAGAAGAATACAAGCTATTTATTAATAAGCAATACGATTATGGCCCTACTAATATTTCTGTAGGTCAGGACTTATCTAAACCGGATGGCCGTTTAGTTGCTAAAGCTGGACTAGTATTCCGTGTTAATGATAAAGTACAGAGACTCATTAATCTCATCATTAAGAAACGTACTGCAGAAGCTGCTAATGAACCTATTCAAGATGCATGGAAAGATTCAAGTTTATATTGCAAAATTGCTCAGATAGTCGATAATGGGGTCTGGGGTAAATAATGTTAGTTTCTTTTACAGGCGCGCAGAGTAGTGGTAAAACTACTCTGTTGCGCGAATTCTTAGAGTCAAATGCATGGGGCTCAGTCGATGAGGTTACTAGGCGTATCCGTCGTGGTGGTTTTGAGATTAACGACGATGGTTCAAACTATAATGATACGCAGTTAGCTATTTTTGCTGACCATATTCAAAATTTGTTTACTTATAGTGGTAAAGATATGAACAATATCTTGGATCGTTGTATAGTAGATGGGTTTGTTTATACTAGATATTTTAGAACGCAAGGTAAAGTAAATGAGTTTGTAGATAAAATGTTTAGTTATGCTTTAGGTAGATATATAGAAAGGTATGATTGTATCTTCTATACTAATCCTTATGATGTTCCTCTCATCAATGATGGGGAGAGATCTATGAGTGAAAGTTTTAGAAGTCAAATTATTAAACTATATGAAGAATTGATATTAGGTAAGTATCCTAATATTTATGTACTGGAAGGAAGTGTAGAGAGTAGATATAATAAGATGATAGAGATTATTGAAGATGTCAAAACTAGATAATAAAAATATTAGTAAGCACTTAGGACAATCTAGTCAGTATAAATCTGAGTATGATGCAAGTCTGTTAGTGAGAGAACCACGATCGAGTAATCGTAAGCACTTAGGCATTAAAGAAAAGAGCTTACCTTTTATTGGTTGTGATGTATGGAATGGTTACGAGGTATCAGCATTAACTAATAATGGTGTTCCTGTTTGTGGGGTCGCTAAAGTAGTATATCCTTCTGATAGTAAGTATATCGTTGAATCTAAATCTATGAAGTTGTATTGGAACACATTCAATATGACTAAGATGGGAGATACATTTGACAAGGTAGTTAAGAATCTAGAAGAAACAGCCTCAAAAGACTTGAGTAAGTATCTTCGCACTGATGTAAGAGTAACTGTATTTCCTACAAGCGATACATTTAGTAATGATAATCCTTATACTGATAAAAACTATAGGAGATTAGAAAATACTGATGAGATTGATGCTGAGAGTTATTATGTAGATGTATATAGCGAAACTGCTAGCTTGTTAGAGACAAAGCATTTGAACTCTACTAATAAACCTTATAAGGTAATGTCATCATTACTTAAGAGTAACTGCCGTGTTACCTCTCAACCTGACTGGGGTGATGTGTTTATCTCTCTTGAAGGTACTAAGCATCCATCTGATAAAGAATTGTTAAAATATATTATCTCTTTTAGAGATGAATGTCATTTTCACGAAGAGATATGTGAGACTATTTTCACTAGATTGAATAATACTTTTGAACCGCGATCCCTTATGGTAGCATGTTTATATGTACGACGAGGTGGTTGGGACATTAACCCTATCAGAACTACTCATGAATATTTGATTGATGAGTTCTTTTGGGATCATAAGGTTCCGTGGATCAAGACATTGAGACAATAATCCTTATTCATCATATACAAAAAAAAGAGCGCCCTTTCGGGCGCTCTTAATTTGTATATATCTATAAAAATTATAGATAAGTGTCGGCGGTGAAGTTCGCAACCTGTGTGCCCATTCCACGAACAAACACTACATGGTAGTAGTTTGCAGCACCGAAGAGGTGGTCAACAACACCGTAGCGTGTCAACATACCAACCTTCGGATAGAAGGAATTAGGATCAATAGATCTCTGAACCATAACCGGGATATAAGGACAGTAAATGATACCAGTATCATAATACTCTGGACCTTTATAACCGAGCAATGCATACTCAATCTTATTGAGTTCAGTACTCTCACCGAGGTTGTACTGAGCTTCAGTACGGGTGTCGCGATAGACGTTAAAACGACCACCAACGTTACCAACCTTAGCAACACCAACCGGCTGTGTGTTAACGTTACCGTCAACTGTCATCCAAGAGAACTCAGGAAGCATCTCAAGAATAGCACAAACACGAGGTGTAGCAACAATAAAGTTAGCAGCACCACGGCGGTTCTTAACTGCAAGACGATTAGCCTCAATGATCAACTTCTGATAGAAGTCACGGTTTCTTTCAGCTAACCAACGTGCGTCAGCAGCGGAGACCTGATAGACAGAGAAACCACCACCATTAACCCCAGCGCCTAAAGCAGCCTGAATCATGCGGATGATCATTTCACGATCAATCTCAGCTTGAATCTCATATGACATAGCATTTGTCAACTCTGCGTCAACATCAATACCATTCATGTTCTTAAGATCCTGCTCAAGCTCAACCGACCAACGAGCGTTCAAGCGACGTGTACCAGCTTCAACAGCTGTCTTTTCAAAGCTCAACTCAACTGTGTTAGCAGTCTTAGCGTTATCAAGCTCGAAAGCAGACAGAGCTGCGGCAAAACCTAGATCAGCGCTCGCAAAGTTACCTGTAATCCAGCGTTGACCTTGTGCACTAGTACCAGACAATGCACTACTAATAGCACCGTTATCGCCTGCTGCGCGAACATCAGCGCCAGAAGCACCTGTAAAGGCAGTACCAAGATAGTTATGACCCAATTCTTGGGCAGCATGACCACCCTTATCAGCATCTTCTGGGTTCTGTGCACCTGCATCAACCGCGCCAGAGTTAGTCACACCGTCAATAGAAGCGGAACTGTACTTGTAGCGAAGAGCAAAAGCAAGACCAACCGGTCCACTCATGGGCTGTACACCAACGATTTCGTTAGTGATCAACTCAGGGAATGTACGGCGAATCATCGGAATAAGAATCTTCGGTAAACGTGCATCACCATTAGCGTATGTATCAGCTGAAGTATAATTTCCACCACCTTGGCCTGCACCGGTCTGATTACCAGCTGTAGCACCAAAAACACCTTGGCCGCCTGAAGCGGATCCACCGTGTACGTTGGCTTCCCGTAAACACCATTCTTCTTGGTTCTCAAGGAGAATGGCGGTGTTCAAACGCGTATGAGCGTTATCAATAGCATCAACTTTGTCAGAGGTATAGTCCAAAACTGGACTCCACTTCTCCAACAAGGATTGTGCGCGATTATTATCAATATAATCTGTATTAGGACGAGTTTTTGTTTCGTTCATAATTTTATTTTCCTTTATTTAATGTTTTTCCGTTGCATTGGAGAATCAGGTAATTAATATACCTCAACAGTAGTTTTAGACTACTTTACAGTCTCATGTTAGCTAACTCAGCAGCGTAAAGTTCGGTCGCAGACTTAGGAGCAGATGAGCTCTCTTCTACAACTACTTCAGCTTCCTGGGCTTTACAATCCTTAGTAGCTTCTTCTTTGATAACTTCGAGAGCTTCTTGAGCTTTCTTATCAAACATTGTAACTGTGTAGTCAAAATTTTCTTCGATGAAAGACAATTCTTTATCTGCGAATGTCTTTCTTACAAAATTGGATTTCTTTTCATCAAAGCCAGCAAGTTTCTTTTCTAAGAATAATTCTTTTTGTGTGCTTTCTAACTGAACTTTAAGATCAGATGCCCTTTCAGTAAGATCAGCAATTTGCTTTTTAGATTCTTCAATAGTAGCTTTACCGTCCTTAACGGCTTCTCTGATAGATTCATTAGCAAGTACCATATCAACTGATAATGTCTTGCGAAATTGTTCTAAGACCTCCATAGCGCGACGATTCTTGGTGGCTTCTTCAATTGTCTTAGTTGGAATCGCTTCGTTAATATATGAGTCAAGATAATCTGAAACGGATTCAACAACTGTATCCTTAAGGCCATTAGCTTCTTCGTTAAGAGATGTCTGATACTTACGAATAATGTTTTTGAGCTTACGTGTTCTGTCGGCGTCAACAGCCTCAACAACTTTCTCGAGTTTCTTCGCGTGATCTTTATCTATTGCTTCCAAGAGCTCTTCAAGTTTCTTCGAGTGTTCGTCGTCTTGTACTTGTAGTGCTGCTTCAGTCGCGATTTGAGCGCGTTCTTCAGCTTTTTGGTCTACAGCCTCTTTAAAGACTGTTTCAATTTGCTCAAGACTTTCTTCTGTAAGAACGTCTTTCCCAACTTCTTGTAATAAATCAGATATCTTGCTCATGATCTTAAAATAAATTTTTCTTTTTAGCTTTTGCAACCCTCTCTTTGAGTTTTGCATTAACAACAGACTGCAAATTTTTGTTTGCAGCTGCATAGTTTTTATCTACTACATTAGAGATAAAACTTTTGATGTCTTGTTTTTGGTCCATCTTAATTATTTATATTCTTTTCGCTATTTTTCTTATATATTTCGGATAAACGCAATAATTTTTTCCGTTAAGAAATCATTAACATCTTTACGTGGTAAATTCTTTAAGCTGTCTTCGAACTTATCATAGTGCTCTTCAAATGTACCTTCTTTATTTAAAATCCATTGTTTTGACTCTAAAATACCATTTACAAAAGCATCAGAATAAGAAGGATCAGCAACACAATCAATAGCTACTAGTTTCATTTCAGTTACTTTACCGATATCTCCATCTTGATCAATTTTACCAAGAGCTCTGGAAGACATACCAAGTTGAACGTCATCCATGATGAGTTTTCGAACAATTTCACCACATGGAGTTTGTAATACTTTACTCTTACCAATAAAAGTACTACCTTCTTGTTTCAATTCAGTTACTATATGACAAGCCCTTTCGAGATCTACATCAGCAGTAGTAGGGTGATTTAATTCTCCCATCGCGCGGTCGTTTTTAATCATTTCTTTTTCATACCGCGCGACTTCCTCAATCATATTATCAAGATCATATATGCGTTTGTTTTTGTTAACACCATCTGCCATCATATATGGTCCTTTGATATATAACCTCGGAGATTCTTTTGTATTTTTCTCTTCGAGAATATACTCAAACTCTTGCGGGTCTGTTTTTTCGACAAGTAACTTAAATGACATAATCTTATAAATTATTTATTATCTCTTTGCGCTTTTTCCGCTAAATAGTTCTCTTTCTGTTAAAATAAGGAACTTATAACCATGATCATCTGCCCATTGCTTAGCAGCTCTCCATTTCGCTTGATTAACATCGTATGTAGCCTGCTCATGTAAAAACGTACTTTGTTTCTTACGACCACGCATTACTGGGCGCTGGGTTTGACTGTATGGTTTAATCTCTACTAAGTATCTTCGCTTATTACCTCGCTCATTTAGTACTAAACTATTATCAACAAAGTATCTATGAGTTTTAGTATCTAAAGGGCTTACATATGGAACTATAATACCTTCACTCGTCCACTCTAAAACGTTAGCATTATAATCACACCATTTAAAGAAATGAAGTTCCCACGAGCTTCTATATTGTGGGAATTTTTTACCTAAGAATTTGTGTTTATATATCGGACGATATATACCTTTCTTGAAATCCCCTTTTTTGTGAAGTGCCATTACCCAACAAAAAACATTGGTGGTGCACCGTCTCCAAACCCGGTTGATCCGCCTGTGGTCATCATCTCTTCTAGCTCTTTCTTTTCTTGGAGACCTTCTTGAAGGATAGACGTATCTAAGCTAGTACCACCAAATAACTGAGCGTTACCAAACTTACCTCTGACACGACCTAGTGTGATTTTAGTTAAAGCTAGCGCGTATTGAAAAACCCACGGTTCTTTAATTATATCTCTAATTGGTTTTTCAACATAACAACTTACACAACCATAAAAACGTTCACCGGTTTTCGGTTCCGGTACTAGTAATAAATGCTGAGTACGTTCATCAAACTTGAAGTATCGTTTTGTAGAAAGCATTTTCTCTCGAGTCTCTAACCATTGTTTGAGGACGTACCAGCTAATTAAGTCAAAACCATAATTACCCATAGCATAACTAAAATATGTTTGTTGCGCTAAAGTTTGTTCAATTGTAAATAATGTATTTAAACTACTACTACTTGACTCTTCATGGCTATATACATCTATTACTTTACGTCTTTGTCTTGTTAAATCATCAAAGTTTCCAATAATAGGTTTTTGGGTTGTAAGCTGTTGGGTAGTTGTAGCGTCAGTAGATACAGCATTGCGGTTCGCATTAACAGATCCTGCTTTAGTCATTTGATCGCCTAATAATATACCAACCGAGACTGCGTTTGTATAACTACCACCAACTTGTTCCGTTGTAGTCCCGGGTATTGCACTTACTTCGAAGATTTCAGTTGATGTCGTAAATACATCACCATATTGAGTAAGACTAACATCAGCAGATTCAGACGCTGTATCTCCTGAAACAGCAATAACTAAAGCTTTTGAAACCTGTGCGTTGGAATCATTGAGAGTTACAGTAAATGTATATTCCGACGGATCGACAGAAGCGTCGCCTACATTAAATTCGAATAATGAAATAAATGTACCTTCACTACCAGCATTAAAATCTCTACCTGTTGTTGTTGCTACTTCTGAAGTAGTACGAGTAGTAACTTCAATAGTAGAATCATATGTCGCTGTAAGCTCTGGAGTAAGAGTTAATAGCTCTGCGATATCTAAACCTTTGCCACGGGTATACTTATCACTATCAAAAACTAAATGCTCTTCTGTGTAACCGGCGTATTTACTAAAAAATTCAACAGACTGAGCAATATTTGTATATATTTGATTGCCGTGTAACTCTAAATTAACAATAGGCCAACCAAGAGCGTATGATATTCTATCTGCTAAACGCTGATATGTAGTTACCTGGTTAGCTAAATATGTAGAATATACTAAACCACCAGCACTTAAATATGAATCTGACCAGATATCTGTAGCCACATAATTATTTATGTCGGCAACGCTGAAGTTTCCCCACCAGGAGTAGGTACAGGTTCAGGTGCAGGTGCTTCTTCGCCGCCTGCGTCAGGTGCTGCATCCGGGCCCATATCAGGTGGCATCTCTTCTCCACCAGGACCTGCAGGCGCTCCTCCTCCCATTGGTGCTGCTGCTCCTCCTCCTGCTGCCCAATCAGCTCCACCACTTCGTATACCTTCTAATTCATGCTGTAAAGCAGCATCTTTACGTAACCACTCTCTATTGGCTTTAATCTGCTCATCTGTCCACCCGAGATATTCTTTCTGACTGTACCCTTTAGATATAGATTCATTAGAAGTAAGGGTATTGAAATTATTAACTTTAAGATCAAGTATCTGTTGCTTACGTAATTCAAAATAATTCCGGGGCGGTGTAAACTCTAAGTCAAAAGCATTTTCTTTTAAATCGAACTGACCCCACATATCTTTGAGCTTGAGATGAGTGACAAATGCATCTTTTAATCCTTTTGCAAATTGATGTTGTAATCTAACAATAAAGTTAGCAAATTTTAATTCTTCTCTCAATACATTAGCGTCTGCGCTATATTGAGAATTTTCAACATCTACTCTATTGGTAGGTACTTTAAGAGCTTTGTATAACTTCTTAACGAAATAAACTAAGTCTTGTAACTCTCCTAAATTTTGACCACCAGGTAAGGTATTAACTTCTGTCCCAGTACTACCTTCTCTTTTTGGAAACCAGTAAGCATCTAATATTGACTGCGGGTTAAAAGAATTAACTCTCTTATTTTCATCTAAACTAAAAGCTTTTTTACTCCAATAGTTTTGCATAAGTTTACGAATATAACTCTCTGCTTTCGGTGGACTCATGTTACCGACATCCACATTAAATACTAACCGCTCCGGAGCTCTAACTAGTCGATATATGATAATAGAATCTTCAATTAATGATAATTGTCTATACGCGCGACGGGCATTTTCAATAAAAGGTATTCTAAATGTTTTATTTTCATTCCATGTACCAGAGTTAATATACGTAACCTGATTTTTTTCCATTGGAATAAAATCTTTGTCTTGCATGCCAGTATAAGCATCTTGATGTTCATCTTGCTCTTTGTGATGTTTAGCTTTACGCAACAAAAACGCCTTTACATGCATATTTTGAAAATTATCATATACCGGGTCAATTGCTTGTACGGGAACATTTATTACACCTAGGATTCCTTCTCTTAAATGCTTTTCATGAATAATATTTTCAAAATATAACTCTCCATCAACAAGTAAACCTCTAACGTACTCCCAGGCATTTTCTTTTAAGTCAAAAAGATTAATAAATTTATTAAACTCAGTATGTAATTGTTTACTTATTAGAGGGTCAAAATCTCCAACAATATTTCGCAATTTGAGATTAATCATATTACCATGTTCGTCTTCGTTTAAAAATTCATCACAGATTTCATCTAAAGCATCCGCGACTTCGGCAAATTGTGCCATTGTACGATAATCTCTAATACGACGATACTTATCTACGTCTAATGTAGCGTACATTAATTCGTTATAAGCCTTGTCAGCTAAAAACGAACCTACCGGGTGCGACCCTTCTGGTAGTTTAGGAGCTATAACAGAGTGTTGAGCTAATAGTTCTTTACGTACCGTACCAGCTTTATAGAACTCTTTAAACTTAGGGTTTTCTGCCGCAACATCATCGATAATTGCCGCTGGTGACCTATACGGTAAGTTATTAGCTATAAACTTTTGTAAACCTCTACCGAATGTTCCTTTTTTTCCGTCGTCTGCCATATTAATTAATTGTTATTGTTGTACCTATATCGTTTACTAAACTACCATAACCTGCAGCGTTCATAGGAATAATGTCAATAGAGCCAGTCGCTGTTAACTCAGGGAAATTTACAGTCATAGTATTATAGTTATTTAGGGTAAAGTCGCTAAAAAGCAGTCCTGAAAGTGGTGGATCTAATGTCGCCCCGTCACATAAAGATGAAATAGATGTAAATCCAGAGACAGGCCAATTAACAAATAAACCACTTGCAGCATTAGTAAATACTAATGCATTATTTGTTGCGCTTAACAGAATACTCTCTACTGAATCAAGACCATAACCAGTAAAAGTTCTACTACCAGAAAAACCACATGTTAGAGTTGTATAAGTATTGTCCTTAGAAAATTCTGGTCTAGCAGATAATTCTTGTGTTTCAAAGTTCGCGCTAAATGACGTTACATCAGTTAATGTACTATTGTATTTTATAAATTTACTCATAATCAAACCCACTCACAGGGACAAATTTTTGATCTATTGTGAAAATGTTCTTAGTATCTTCAGCAGCTGGGCCTTTGAATAACCAACCTTTAATTGTAAAACTCGTATTAGCAATAACCCTTGCAGGTTGAGTACTAGATACTTCAATAGGGTAATCTAAACTTATATCTCCTGACCATAATACCTCTGATCTAATTTCATAGTTACTAGCTAAGTTTTGAGATGTAGGTATAATCCAGCTCATTATAATATATGGATTGTTATAGGGAGCAAAGTTACTAATAATTTGATCCATGTCTGTTTGAAACTTTGTCATAATAGACATGTTGATACCAACATTAACTGGTAATGGTGTTTTTAAATGATCAGAATTAAGGGCACCGGCGCTCACTGTAGGTGCTTTGCTGAAATAAAAACCAGGTATCTTATTAAAGACTCTATCAGGGTCTCTAGTAATAGATGTATAATGTACAGCAACAACTGGGAGCTTTAAAGAGCCTGCTTTATTGACTACATCATGAAGTGCACGTTCTTTAGGACCGTAATAAAAACCAACTTTGAGCTGATCTACAACAGTCTTACTTTTATTATATCTGTTTATTACAATACTATTAAAGGCAGTAATAAACTGCCTTATCATATCTTTCAGCTCAAAACCATAGTATTGATTTTTCATTATAAATA